AGGGAGTATGCTGAAGGGGTGGAAGCTTGATTAGAGGTAGTGACCTTACCCAGATACGTTTGGGCGGCACTGCTTCTGTCGAGGGGAAGCCCTGGATCAGAAACCGTATACTACTTTCGTTGTATACCCTGGTGGTACCAATGGGGTTGAGCTTTGCTGAAGTGCAGAAAGCTCGTGTGCTTAGCACGCGGGCGGGGTTGCATTATAAGGAGGCTTGATAGCCAAAGGATCCCACCAACGATTCACCATCGTCTCCTACTCGGAGGACCTGCGGCCCTCGAGCTCCACTGAGTGGATAGAGGAAACCGAAGGCTAACCAAGGTGCTCACGGCCCGAGGCCCTTTTAGAAATATTATGAACAAATTACTATTTGATCTAATACGACTAAGAGACCGTAAGGTACGCGTATCAAACGTTAGTTGGTCACCAGATCTAAAAGTCTGGCGTAACTGGTTGAAACCCGGCATCAGCTGGGTGAGACTGGTTACGGGAGGTGTCTCGAGAAGTTGGGTTATCCAATTGTCTGTCTTCGCCAAATTATGCGTGCGACTGGCCAAAGGGCAAGGGATCAAAGGCCTGGTTCTATACCTCAAAACCGCTCAGGTGGTGCTAATGCAAAACCTGAAGGGTTCTAAGCTTAAATACCAGACCCGAGCAATCGGGAAGGTAGCAGTATCGCGCGCCGCCGATGGGCTTCCGCGTTGTATTCCTCGCTTTGCGAGGGATCAAATAAGACGGGGGAACACGGTGACGTTGCGGCTGTGGCTGACGTTCTTTGGTATATACCGTATTCTTCAATTCGTTGGCAAACCTAAGTTTCAGACTATTGTTACTGTTGGACCTTGTCTGACAGATAGCTTTAGAAAGGAATGGTCTTCGTATATTAAGACTGGGTTCCTGCCTGCGGTTGAATCCTTTACGGGAACGCCTCTTCGAGGTATCAGCCCTGCTGAAACTCTCAAGAGACCAGAACCGCTCACGATTCACAGCGCGTCAGCAGATTCTACGAAGCTGGAAATACGGGGTCCAGATGGAGAACTAATTCGTACTCAGTACGATAGCTCTTTCGCTAGCCGCTTCAACTCAGCGAGCCGTTGGGTTGATGGTTCATGGGGATGGGACCTGTTCGTATATCTCTCGTTCCTAACGGGAGGTGTAGGGACTACGAAGTCCCTGTGGACGC